AATTCTGATACCCCGCAACCAACCGCCATATTGACATACCACGCATCGGGGTTCTCGACATTCCATTGGTCTTGCGGGTGTACATCGCTTTTCGAGTTTACCGCTTTGCCGAGTAGGAACGAGTCGGGGGTGATGAACACATACCCGTTCGCGCAGTAAGCCGCAATGTCGCGGTTCATGTCGATTCCGCACTTATCGTACAAGTCTTTCGCTTGGGCTAGGATGTTCATCACTCAGCGATTAAATATTCCTCCACATCGGTCGAGCTTACTGCACTTCCCAGGTTTACCCGTACCCAATTTGTGCCGTTGTCTACCGCCATGCATGGGTTGCCCCCATCGCCATCTGTTACATAGACGATGCGACCAGCCGTACCGTTGGACGGCAAGGTAACAACGGTGTAGTTCTCCATCACCACTTCAGTTTGGGTGACACTAGGGATGGTGACGGTGGGTTCGCCTAATCGATTGAGCGATGCGCTGGATACTTCCACGCCTGTATCGTAAGTAAACCCACGGGTGACTGTAGCGGTAATAGGCATTATGCGTACTCCCTCCTTGCATTTGCACCGTTGGCTATACCCTCGATACTTATGTGTCTAAATTTTGGTTGCCCCGCAGTTACATTAATCTCGATGTTTGCGGCGTAGCCACGAGCGCGTCCACTCCCAAAGCGTATTAGTTTATCCTGGCTCGTTGTCGCATTCTCGGTGTGTACGGGGGGGTTTGTGCGGTCGGGGTCTATCGTGTTGACCTTGATGGTAAATTGATCTCCGTTGGTTACCTCGCACCCGACTTGTCCGCGTCTCCATCGCTTAATGTCTACATTCCCAAATGTGTAGGAACGGGTCTTGAGTTTAGCGGGAATTGCGGTGCTTGTTGTACTTACACTCCCAATCGTTCCTGTAATATCTGTGGTACTTTCCTCGATTAAATGCCATCCCTTGTCTGAGACTGCAAAGAGTCTGCGTCTTTGTGGGCTAGTGCCATGAAGTACGGTTACAAAATCATCAACTTGAAAACCAGCGGGAAAACTATCCACGCTACTCCATGCTGTATTTAGTATATCGTAGACGAAAACTTTATTATTCGTAGTAGATGATCCGGTGGGAACTGCTAGGTAGTATTTATTGTCGAATACGATACCTACCGATTTGTCGGCATGGGCATAATTAACATCTGCGAATTGATCCTGGATGGGTTGTGACAACGGCAATGCTTCTCCACTTACTTTCGAGATTGCAACCCCAAGGTTTTTTGCCGGGTCGAGTCCTTGTTGTAAGGTGTACACGCCATCATCAGATAGGAAGTAATACTGTGGTCCACTCGCGGCTACACTCTTTCGGGCAACGCATCCTCGTTGACGAGTAATCTCAAATACGCCAGCAGAGTTGGTAAGTGCTGTATTGTTTATTATATGGATGGAATTTCTAAAGAATACGATTAATTGATTTTCCAAGTAAGGAGTAAATCCCACCAAGCGATCTGCGGTTCCACGATTGATACGGAACTGTGATTCTGCGGGATAAAAATTATCGGTGTCTAAAATATCCGATGCTAGTACAGTATACTGCGAATCATCAGGCTGGGGGACAAATAAACGATTACTAAGGAATACTCCAAAATTTGTCCGTGGGCATTCAATCCTTCCCGCTCCCGGAGTAGCGTTATCCTTCACTACGAATGCGGTGGGTGTTGTGTAGTCCCCATCCCATTCAAGTGGATCTTTATTTTCTCCACGGAAGAGGATTAGTTTTTGGAGGGCCTGTACTAGGCTTGCGTTGTCCGAAGACTCAACTGTTTCCCCCACAGGGTAAGCAATGTCGATACCTGTGTTATTTTGATCGTTCCAAAGAATGAGTTTATCCTTAGTCGCAACGGCGATAAATTCTGCCCCGGTTGCGGGATCGCTAAATGTAGCGGATGTAAATACTTGGTCTGTTCCTGAGTAGGTAAGACTAACTGCTCCGGCTTTAAACTCGATACCCTTACGCACAGATGCGGTATCTCCTTCAAGTCGCATATTTTCAGATGCTTCCACTTGTCCACCCTCTAGCGATGTTGCCTCAAGGTACGAATTGATACCACGAAAACCACGATCCCCATCTGTAAGAATAGGGTCATCTAATCGACCGAGTGGAGTGGAGCTAGGCATCTACTTCTTACGGATTTCTTGGTAGAGTTTGATCGACATATAGACGAGAGTCACCGCTCCTACTGCGATGCCCAGGAAGGAGTCGAGTGTGGATAAACCGAAGGTGGCGGCTGTACCGCTCATTCCCGCTACTGAGACTCGATCAATCATATTCATTTATCGTCTGTGAGGCGATGGCCCGAAATAAAAGCCGAGGATTCCCATAAGGGCTGTTTGCCCCATGTATGCCAGGTGTCCACTCGATAGCGTGATGGGGTCTTGGCTGGCTGGCCATGAGACGATCCCAAAGAGTAATTCGGTCCTTCCTTCTCCGTGTGCATTTGTGATGGAGAGGAACTCGGCTTGCGGAAATGAGGTGCAGAGCAAGATGCACAGACAAAGAGTGCCAATGCCGATAAAAGCAATAATTCTACGAGAAAAATCCCGGAACTCATTATTACCTCCTTTAGCCAACTCAGCTTGGAGTTTAAGAAAATTTTCATTTGCACGGCTTTCTCTGGCCACTTCCAACTCGTGCTTTTGGCGGCGACTCTCAAATAACATTCCGAACCCACCTTTGAGCATAGCACCAAGAGCCGTACTACCGCCCCCCGTAAGTAACATAAGAAGTATTTCACCCATCTCACCGAGCAGTTCCGTAGCGGATTTCGTCCATCAATTCCTCGTGCTTACTAACTTGCTTCTCGATAAATAGGAGTCGCATATTTTGCTCCGCATCATCGGGTAATGCACCAAGTTCTCCGCGAGGCCACTTCACACGAAACTCCGTGTTCATCTCCATCTCATGCTTGAGGCGAAGGATCTCCATCTCCAGGGTATTTAATCGTGCATAGATCAACATCGCTGAGTAAACCACGAAGATGGTCCCGCCAAAGACCTTCAGTAAAAACGCCAGCGGAGTCTTTACATTCGTATCCTCGCTAATATTAGGAGCCATCAGCTAATCTCGTCACTCGTCCACTCGTCACCCGCTAGGATCGTAAGTATCTCGGAGTGTGTGTATTCGGTCTTACCGCTAAGGAAGGATGGTTGGTCGCCTTCGTACTTAACGAATGTCTTAGTGCCGTCTAGCGAGTAGCGAAGGGTGTCGGAAGAGGTTTCAGCTACTTGGCTAAAGTCTACCGAACTAACATCAGATGCGTCTATTATGCAGTATGTCTTCATAATTATTAAGATGGTATATCAGTTGAGAATGTAGGACCGTTAGTAAGCGTACCGTCATTTCCTCCGCTACCTTGGTCTGTTATAGTAGTTCCCGTGGCTCCATCATTGTCTCCCATTCTCCACCAACCGTAAGGACTCACACTACAATCTTCAAGATCACCAGGAACCCCGCTATTGTACATAGTGGCTATATCAGCTTCAGTAACAGGAGATGACCAAAAACCTACCTCATCAATCTTACCATTGAAAGGGTATTGACCCGCACCTCTAGTCCCTAAAAGTCCTGTTGAAAAAGTCGAAGGACTAGTTATCGGACTCGTTCCAGCTTCGTTACCTACTTTCGTTCCGTTCTTAAATATATCGTAGCCCGCACCTCCGGGATTTGTTTGTGAGTTACTAGCTTCCCAACGGATTGCAATATGAGTCCAAGATGAACTTGGAATAGAATCAGTAGTGGAAGTATAAGCGAAACCTTGTTGAGTACCGGGTCTGATGGTAATTAACTCGTTAGTAAAATCGCCTGTAATATCACCGCCTAATCCGCCAAACCAAAAAGTACCGCCCGCCCCAAGTAAATTACCACGAATCCCTGCAGAGCTAGTTATAGTTAAGTCAGGCTTAATCCAGCAACTGAAAGCGTAACAGGTGGTTAGTCCTGATATAGACATATAGTCATTAGTCCCATCAAAGTCTACGGAATGAGTGTTTCCAAATGGAGGAGTCTGCCCATCGCCGTCCAATATATAAGCATTAGTTCCTATGGGTACGACATTAAGAGCAGCGTACTGACCATTAGTTGCTACCTTACCACCAATACCACTCACCGTAGCACCTGACCCAACAATACTTACTAATCCTGCTCCACTCTGAACTACTGTACATCCAAAACCGCTAGTCAATCCGCTAGGTATTGTTATTTCGGTTGCGGAAGCATTCGTACAAACAATTACTTTTCCGTTGTCGCTGTTACTAAGTGTTCGGGCTGTTGTCGACTCGGATACTGTACTAAAGAAAGCAGGACTAAAGTCTGTACTTGCTGAAGTGGCGGCTGTGCCTAGACCAGCAATGTCTGTATTACTCAAGGTAACCGCACCTGTTCGTCCGGCAACGGACTGCACGGGTGATTCTCCCATTAAATCGCTAACCTTTACTCCCTTGGTTGTACCCTGTGGTGAACCCGTAGTATCATCCACATCGGTGATCGGTAAAATATCGTTGGCATTCACCTCTGCGGTGGATGTACCACCAACCAAGGTAATGTCGTCTAATGAGCTAATTCGTTTATTTGCCATAATTTATTTCCTCTTAATCGAATGCTAAAAATTGCCCGGCTTCTACGAGCAGAAAGTCTTCCGCTTCGGATTGGATTACGCCATCGGGTGCGGGTGGTCCGCCGTCTTCAGGGACACCACTTGCAGTATGTGGCCGCCCGGCTGTGACATTTAGATCATGCGTGAGCATCTATCGATTGTACGCAATGACGCTCCCTGTCGCTAAAGTGATCTCGTCAAACGCTCCGTACAATGCGGTGTTTGTGCTTAGGGTAAGTGGGGATGATCCACCCGCAGTAAGATCAGATATACCTTCGATATTTCCGCTGATACTTGTAATGGTGGTGTCTTCCATAGCCACGATACTAAACCATCTGCC